TGAAGTAGGATCTGCATCCGCATCTGTCGCAGCCACCACTGGCCTTGCCAAACTCTATGGCCTTGGCACCGATAAGCTAGACATCACAAACAGCGATGGCACACTAAGCCGCGCTCCGGTTTACAAGATGGTGGACAAGGACGATGGCGACAGCGCCGAAGGCTGACGAGCCAATCCTTGATTGCCAGATCCCCGCAATCTTTCGTCCGTTCCTGCAACCCGCAAGGTTCAAGGTGGCCCGAGGTGGTCGCGGATCGTCTAAGACACGCACGGTCATAACCATCCTCGTTAACAACGTGATGTGGGCGGGTTGGCGTGTAGTTTGCTTCCGGGAATTGATGGAAGCCATCGCGGAAAGCTCCTACCAGGAAATCGTCGAAGAGATTGACCGCAGGAACCTCGGTCAATTTTTCGACATCACGAAAACCGAGATTTCATGCCCGGCATCGGGCGGTGTTTTCAAGTTTTCCGGCTTGCGCGCCAGTTCCAAGCGTCTGCAAAACCAGAAGTTGAAAGGGTTCAGCAATTTTGATGCCGCGTTCATCGACGAGGGTGAAAGCATAACCAAGGATAGCTGGAACGCCCTTGTTCCGACCATGCGTAAATCCGGGTCGGAGATATTTGTTTGCTTCAATCCGGCCTCGCCCCTTGATTTCATTTATCAGGCTTTCGTCACCGAACCAATTTACCCGGCCGAATTGCATGGCAAGCCATACTGCATCACGCTCGAAGTCAATTACACCGACAACCCGTTCTTTCCGCAGGAACTGGCTGACGACGCGGAATTGATGCGGGCGGTCGATCCGGAGCTATATCGGCACGTCTATCTTGGTGAGCCGGTGGCTGATAATGCACTCGCCATCATCAAACCCCAATGGATCGAAGCCGCAATCGACGCCCATATCCATATCCCTGATTTCCCTACGGGCGGCGGCCGCATAGGTGGCATGGACGTGTCTGGCGGCGTTGAGGGTGACGTGATCGCGCCTAAGTCCAATGACCCCAACGCGCTGGCTTGGCGGTATGGGCAAGTCCTGTCCGGTCTGGAAGAATGGCAGGACGAGAACCCCAACAAGGCCGCCGCTTATGCTCTGCCGATTGTGCAGCGTGAAAAGCTGGACCTTCTGCATATTGACGATATCGGCGTCGGCGCGTCGGTCCCTGGAGAGTTCAGGCGCTTGGACCCATCTGGGCAATACAAAGGCTGGACTGCCAGCGAGAAGCCCTATGACGAAGATCGCGAGTATCAGCCGGGTAAGACGCATGGCGACATGTTTGCCAATCTCAAGGCCCAGGGATGGGGGATGCTTGGTGATCGGTTCCGCAATACCTGGCAGGCGCGCAATGGGCTGCCATATGATCCCGATCAATTGATTTCCATCCCATCGGGATTGCCTTTGCGCACCAAGCTGCAAGCCGAGCTTAGCCAGCCCCGCCGTGAAAGCGTCAACGGGCGCATGAAGGTCGAGAGCAAAAAGGATTTGAAAAAGCGCGGCGTGCCATCACACAATCTGGCCGATGCGGTTGTGATGGCGTTCGCGATGGAAAGCGTTGGGCCGCAATCGTGGATCATGACGCGGGATTGACGCTACGCAACAATCTTGCGCCAGCGTGAAATATCCGCTAACAAGCGTGCATGTCCATCTCCACCGCCATTCGGGACCGCTTGTCTCGTGTATTCCCTTGGGCATACACGGCCAAGCATGATCACTATCTCGATTATGGCTGGAAGCGCGAACTGGAGTTCAACGACTTCCATTCGATCTACACGCGCAACAGCCTTGCTGCCGCCGCTGTGGACAAGACTGTCGCCAAGACCTGGGAGGAATTGCCGGCCCTTTGGCAGCAGCCGGACAAGCCTGCCGACACCCCGCTTGAACAGGTCATCGCCAAGCACTTCGCGAAGATCGGTCTTTGGCGTGCGTTGATGCAGGTGGACCTGCGCGGGATGGTCGGCGCCTATGCTGGCGGCATCATCCTGCTACGCGATGGATTGACGCTCGATAAGCCTGTGGGCCGGATCCGCTCGATCGATGATGTGGCCGGGATTATCCCCGCATGGGAAGGCCAGTTGCAGGTCGCGGAATGGGATAGTAATCCCGCGTCCGAGACGTATGCCCAGCCGCTCATGTATGATTTCAGCGAACGTAACGTTCGCGACAATCGGCAGTCAGCATCGAAGCCACAATCGCCGGTCAAAATCCACCCAAGCCGTGTGCTAATATGGTCGGAAGACGGCACGATCAACGGGCGTTCCGACTTGGAGCCGGGGTTCAACGATCTCGTCGATGTCGAAAAGATCAAGGGTGCGGGTGGCGAAGGCTTCTGGAAGTCCAGCCGTGGCGCACCGATCATTGAGGCCCCCGTCGGATTGACGCCTGCCGATGCGCGGGCGATGATGGGTGCCCACAGCAACAGCGAAGCGCTCGACAAGATCAATGAGCAGGTTGACGATTTCCAAGGCGGCTTCGACAAGGCGTTGATGCTTGGTGGCTTCAAGGTCAGCCCGATGACCATCACGCTGCCGCAGCCGAAAGAGTTTTTCGAGGTCAACGCGCAGTCGTTCGCGGCTTCGATGCAAATCCCGTACAAGGTGCTTGTCGGCAACATCACTGGCGAGCGCGCCAGCACCGAGGATGCCAGGGAGTGGGCGCGCACGTGTATGTCGCGCCGCGTCAATCTCGCCATCCCGCAAATCGAAGACTTTGTGCGTCGCCTTGTGGCTTGGGGTGCCCTGCCAAAAGGTGAATGGGCCGTGGGCTGGCCATCGCTGCTTGATGCCACGCCGGACGAATTGCTGGATCGCGCCGGCAAGATGAGCACGATCAACAACCAGAACCAGAACGAACTAGTGTTCCTGCCCGATGAAATCCGGGAGACCGCTGGCTTCGCGCCGGGGGCGGAAGTCGATGGGTGGGATGAATATGCGGCCGATCAGGAAGATGCGGCTGATGACCTGAATAGCGAGGATCAGTTGCAATGACCAAAACAGTCCGCGTCAATGTCCGTCATGCGATCGACAATTCGTCGATCCGTCGCCAACGCCGGGATGGCCGGGATTATGTCATCGTGCCAAGCGCAACGATGCCGGACGGCATTGTAATGAACCGCATCCGATATCCGGCCGACGCTATCGCCAAGTCTTTCGCCAGTCTGGAGAACACGCCGGCCCCGCTTGGTCATCCGACCATCGAGGGTGAATTCGTCTCGGCCAAAGACCCGGAAGGGCTGGCGCGCGGGTGGATTGGCGCGTGGAACCGCAATGTCCGCCGGGAGAATGGCCGCGTGCTGGTCGATAAGGTCATCGACGTTGCCACGGCCAATCAACTCGATGGCGGCAAGGCGGTCATGGCTGCCATTGAAAAGGGTGAGCCGATCCATTCCAGCACCGGCCTGTTTGCCTTCCTTACCGCCGTCCAGAATGAGGATGGTGTGGATTGGGAAGCGTCGGACATCGTGTTTGACCACGACGCTATCCTGATTGGAGAGGATGGCGCAGCCACCCCCGCGCAGGGCGTGGGTCTTATGGTCAATGCCGCAAAGTCCGGTTCCGGCGAAACCATCGACGTCATCAACAGCGTCCTTTCGGACGACATCGAACGTGATGAAATGTGGGCGCTTGAAAGCATATTGCGTGCGGAAGAACGAAAATTGCGCGCACCCTTGCTCGAACGCATCAAAGCTGCTATTGAGGCAGTAATTCGCGGCGGACCCGTGCCAGAAGACGTTGTTAACCAGGAGGCCACAGACGTGGACAAAGAACAGTTCGAAGCCCTGTCCGCGAAGGTGGACGCCCTTACGGCAGCCCCCGCGCTGACCAAGGACGAAGTTGCCGAGATCGTGGCAAACGCTCTCAAGCCGATCACCGATGCCGCCGAGGCTTCTGCCGCTGCCGCGAAGACCGAACTGGTCAACAAGGTGGTTGAAGCGAAGCTGCTTGATCAGGCGACCGCCGAAGCTGCCGACACGGCTGTTCTTTCGGTGCTGGCTAACAGCATCGTCCAGACGCCGGTTGCGTTTCGGGTGAACGGGGCATTCAGGCCGACGAACAAGACCGACCGCATGTCGCTTGCGCCGAAGGGGAGTAATTGAACATGGCTCGTTTCAACAAGATTTTCCTCGGCCCCGTCGATGACAACAAGCCGCAGGTCAAGGAACTGCTTGGCGACGTTGCGCTGAAGCCGGGCCGCCTGGTCGTGGTTTCGTCCGGCAAGTGGGCGCTGGCTGCTGCCACCACGGTGGGCAAGGTCTGGCTTGTGCAGGACAATTACCTCGCCATGAAGGGCGTCGATGACGACTGGCTGGACGAGGATCGCGTGGTCGCGCTCGAAATGAGCGGCGATAATGTCCTTGCCGCCCGGATTGCCAACGGCGTGAACATCACGGCTATCGGCACTCCGCTTACGCCCGGCGCTACCGGCACGCTGGCCATCGCCAGCACTTCGGACTTGATCGTTGCCTACAGCGACGAGGTTTACAACAACAATTCAGGCTCTGAACAGCTTCTGAAAATCCGCCCGGCGGGTTCGCAGAGCTATCTGTCTGCGGCGTAAGGGGTTTATAAAAATGCGTTACTTCGACACTGAGCTCCTCGCCAATAGCCGCCAGCACGCGGAATGGTTCGAAGAGATCAACGATGATCGCGACTTCTTCCACTCGAACGAAGAATACGTGACCAACGCCGCTTCGATCCTGCCGCGCGACGCATGGCTGGATATGGACAACATCACTCGCCGCGTCATGCGCGCCGACGAGGGTGAAGTCTGGATGAAGTACCTGATTCCGCTGGCCAAGCCGGTGAACATCGGCAAGATCGTCCACCTCAACCGCGTCTCGTCGGATGCCGGCACGGTTGTTCGCAGCATGTCGGGTCAGGTTCCCGTCGCGATGGATAAGGTGGTCTACGACTATCGTGGCACCCCGGTCCCGCTGTTCCACACCGCTTTCGGTCGTGAATGGCGCGAATGGTCAACGCTTCAGTCGGAGAATTTCGATGCACTGGCGGACGATCAGGAAGCGCACACCGCGAAAATTCGCCGCGATATGGCGCTTTATGCGCTCAACGGCGATACCTCGGTGGTGTTCCAGGGCTATCAGGGTTACGGCATCCGCACGCACCCGCTTTCGAAGTCGATCAATATTGGCGCTTCCGGCAACAATATCGTTCTCAAGTCGGCCACCGCCGATGCGCTCGATACGTTCTTCACCGGCGCGTTCGGCGCTATGCTTGATGCGAACTACATCACTTCGAAGGTGGTTCTGTTCGTATCGCCGGAAATCGCGCGTGGCTGGGACAAGACCTATTCGGGTTCGGCAGGATTCAAGAGCGGCACCATCCGCGATTTCCTGCTTACCAATCGCCGCATTCAGGCGATTGAGGTTAGCTACGAGCTTTCCGAGAATGAATTTTTCGGGTTCGTGCCTAGCTCGGAATATATCCGCCCCCTGATCGGCATGGCCGTTTCGACGACTGCCATTCCGCGTGATCGCCCCCGCTCGAACTACAACTTTGATGTCTGTGGTGCCATGGGTCTGGAAATCCGGGCGGACTACAACAATCGTTCGGGTGTTTTCTACAGCACCAATACCTGATTTCCATCGGAAGTCTGGAAAAGGAAGGGCGGCTCGAAAGGGTCGCCCTTTTTTATGGGCGTCAAGTCGCTTCCCAAATTAGCAATAATGCGCTATGGTCACGCAACAATGTTTCACCCGGAGGCCAAGACGTGAGTAAAATCAAAATCCGTTTTATTGACTGGACGCGCACCGGCAGGACCGGCGGCGTTGGGATTTATGGCCTGCCGGCGAACGAAGGCGACAGCGGCGAGTACCAGATTGGCGACGAACTCGAAGTGAGTGAAGTGCCTGCCGGTTGGGCATCGCGGGTGGAAATCCTTTCGGGTGCGCCCAAGGCTGGTGCCGAACTGATCGCCAATCCAGCCTCTGAAAGCGATGCCCCGCGTCGTGGCCGCCCCCGCAATGATGGGTAATCAGTATTGAGGTGGCTGGCGCATGGCTTACGGCACGGATATTGAATTTGCGGCATACCTTAGCGCGCGCGGGCTGACCGTCGCTGGCGTGCCTGCCGTGCTGCGGCAACTGGCGTCCGACTATCTCGACGCGACATATTGCTTCGGATCGGGCGATGTCACTGGCGCCAATTTCCTCGCCGCCCTTTATCGCGCTGCATACCTGGCGGACGGCGGGACCACAGTCCTGTTCCCGGTGACGACGGGGGCGAGGGTCAAGCGGCAGAAGGTGGACGTGATCGAGCGCGAGTTCTTCGATGATGGGGCTGATAGCACAGGCTTCATTGACCCTGTCATCAATGGCTTGATGCGTGATTTCCTTTGCGGGGATGTCAGCAAGGGCCTGTTTTTCCAGAGTGTCGGAACATGACGCCCAACGCCATATCGGGATCAACTCTATCCATCGGCTACCGGGCAGCGCCACGATCAAGATGCGCCGCCTTGGTGTATTCAAAGTGCAGTGACCGAGGCGGAGGGGTTATCCGAGGCACCTAAATGACAGACTTCTTCGATGACATGGCCCAGGTGGCCACCGGCCTTCTAGCCCCGTCTGATCAGGGCGGGTTGGGGGCGGTGGGCGTCAAGTATATTCGATATACCCCCGCTGCCACGCCAGCCAATCCATGGGAGCCACCTGCCGCACCGACCGCAACAGTCATCCCTATTCGGGCGCAGGCATTCGGTATATCGAAAGAGCTTGTCGGGACGGCCATCGAAGGCAATGTGCTGGTTGCCACAGACGAATACGTCATATCCGAGCGCATCCCTGGTGGCTATCAGGTGGGGGATGTCATCGAACTTGATGGCGTGCCCGTTACAATCCTGTCTGTGCGGCGCTTCCCGGCGGCGGGTGTTCATAGCGCGGTGAAGTTTATCGTAAGGCGTTGACAACGGCAATTTGCGGGGGCATGGTGGCATTCTCACAAGATGGAGAATGACAATGCCGACTTATGCAATTCCGCCTGAAGGGTGCGCCAGCTACCTGACCGCAGGGAAGCGGTATGAGGTTTTGCGCGAGGAAACTA